TTGACGTGTCTTTTTTGGCTTGCTAGGGACAAAATTTTGCCCGCTCAATGATTTAGCCATTACTCCTCTTCTTCATCAAAAACATATCCAAGCTCGATAGCGCGTGCTTTTGCAGCAGCTTCGTCTGTGAAGTCTTCAACAGTTGGCTGGCCTGTGACAAATGTAGAACCGTCACCAATCTCGATGTAATGCACCGCACCAGCGCCGTGGCAGACGTAATAAGTCATGAGTTGTAGGTCACGCTCCAGCTCTTACCTTGCAGGCTAGTCAAGGCGTCTTTAGCTGCTTGGCTCCAGGTTGAATAAGAAGCGTTTGATCCGCCGCCAATGTGCAGTTGGATGCCTGTAGCCCCATTGGTATCCAAAGAAGTAAGGATGTTCTCGATTGACTGGGCTGTCAAAGAACAATTCTCAAAACCTCTGAAAAAGGCATTTGAAGCTAGTGTTCCGGTGCTGTCAAACATATCAGCAGGGAAATTAGCAAGTGCGCTGCAATTGTGCCAAGCATTTCTAAACGTAGTTCCGCTTCCGAAATCCAAAGACGGGAATGTTGTCAGTTTTTGGCAAGTCTGCCAAGAGAACCCAAAATTAGTACCGTTCCCTGTGTTTATACTTGGAAAAGAAGTCAGCTTTCTGCAGTTAGTCCAAGTTTGTTCAAAATTTGTGCCTCCTGATGTATCAATTAAAGGAAAGGAGACTAAGGAGTTGCATTCCCTCCATGCGTACCTAAAATTTGTGACACTTGAGGTGTTTGTAATTAAAGGAAAAGCTTGCAGGCTGTAACACTTTTCCCAGGCGTAACTTAGATTAGTTGCGCTGTTAAATGATAAGGCTGGGAAAGACCTAAGAGAGTGACAACCTTGCCATGCAAAGCTAAAGTTGGTGCCGCTAGAAACATCAACCAACGGAAACTCCTTTAACGAAGTGCAACTGCGAAAATTACTGTTAAAATCAGTAACATTTGCAAATACGCCAAAAGGTACTGCAAAAAATTTTAACGCAATTTTGAATTGAAATTGTATTTTTCCAGTTGACGTGTTGTAATTACTGTTTGCATAAACACCTGTAAGTTCAAAGGCGTACTGAAGGTCGCTTGGAACATACGCTGCGCCGCTAACTTGTTTAAATTTGATGATATAAACTCCGGCTGATGAGTAGTCGTGAGTTATTGTTACATCAGTTTCTGTTGATATTGCAGTGCCATCACCCCAATCAACAGTGTAAGTTACAGCCCCTAAACCATTCCTTGAAATTCTTACCGTAACAGGATTACCTGGTTCAATTCTAAATGCAATATCAAAATCATCGTCAGGAATAGGCCAATCTTTTTTGCTTTGCGAATATGCCTGTGTGGCTAAATCAAAAACACCTGAAGCCTCTGAGCCATCAGTTGGATGCTGCTCAGCGGTAATTAAATTCCGGTTGTAGTACATCCTTAGCTAATCTCCTCATACGAACAGATAGCCTGCAAATCACTTGCAGCACTTGCAATAACTTGAATTTTGTCGTTTTCTTCTAAATACAGCTGCGTGTCTTTAGACACCACAACCAACGTGGCATTTGCTGGGACGCTGATCGTCTTCGCTAAATGGAAATTGTTTGATCCAGCCTTTTGCAGAATCACCTCAATAGTCGCGACGTTGGTGCCGTCAACGTTTGAAATGACAACTGAATTGATCTTGAAAACCTTGTTACTCGACGCAGCGTTGGCAACCAGATCAGTCGCTGACGTTCCAACAGCAACCCCGACGCTTTTGCCGGTAACGGTTGTCAGCCCTGCAATGTTTGGAGCGGTCATGGCGTTGCCTCTTAGCTAAAGACTAGCGCGATTGCGGTTGTTTGCGCTCTAGTCAAACCACCACTAGCATCCGCCCAAGACGTTCCACCAGAGCCATCGGTTGTCAGCACTTGGTTTGCTGATCCGTAGTTGGCGGGCATCGTAAACGTGATGTTGCCGCTGAAGTCAGAATGAGCAGGTGCTTTTATCGCTGCGTAGTGTGCATTGCTTGATTCGCAAAACAGCTGCAGCTCTGATTGAGAACCTGTGTTTTTAACGCCAAGAACACCACTAGAAATGAACTTGGAGTTCATATCCAAGTCACCTCCAAGTTGTGGCGTGGTGTCCACAACAATATTCGTTCCACCATCTGCACCTGCTGGTCCCGCTGGTCCTTGCGCACCTGTAGCGCCAGTTGCTCCAGTCGCACCAGCTGGAATTGTGAAATTTAAAACTGCTGCAGTAGCTGAACCTGTATTCGTAACAGACGCGCTACTGCCTGCAGATCCTGTTGTTGTCGTTCCAACCGTGACAGTTGCGCTGCCTACACCTTGAGCGCCTTGCGGTCCAACAGTTGCTACTGTCACCACTGAAGCATCTGCCTCAGAAACGGTAACGGTATTGGTTGTTGTGGTGATATTGACGCTTGTCATGACGTATAACCTTCTGAAACGCTAATTACGCCTTCAAGATAAAACTCCTTCAAACCAGCTGTGTCGGTCAACAAAACGTCGTAGTAAGCTTCGTCCGGGAAGGATGCTGTTTGAGTTGAAGACAGTGAGATTGCAACCGTTCCAGTCGTCCTGTTGGTGTAGGTAACTGTAAAATCTGCGTGCTTCTTGGTGCGCGGCTTATTCCAAGCCTGTGCCGCTACAGTCCAACCCGTAAGGTTGATGGCTGCATCGCTGGAATCTTTAAACTGCAGAGTGATACTGTGATCTGACCTGCGCTGCAGTGTGAAGTTATAGGTTCCAGGGGATACAGCCATAACAAGCCTCCTTCATAAATTTTACACCTCTCATCGGTGAGTCCGCCATCAGATGCCGTCAGTCGAGGTCAGGTTCTGATATTTAAGAGCCAGCCCAGTAAACAGGCCATGTTGAGGGTGGCTGATCTGGTCACGGCCATCAAGGAAGAACAATTCTTCCAGCCACAGCGTTCTAGCCGCCATAGCCTGTACGTCCTCCGCACCAGGCTTAGCGGCGATCATCGGGTCAGGTCGTTGCATCACCAAGGAACTCCAGAGCCTGAAACAGGAGTGCGCTGCACATCGATTTGTGTTTGGAGCGCAGCTTCGATTTCAGCGACTTTTTCCGCACCACCAAGCTTGGCCTGCACAGCAGCAACTGCCCAAGATTCAGTCAGGTCTGCATAAGGAGTCAGATCTGCGTCATCCTCAGGTTGGTCAAGACCGACGCTGCCATACGCACCAGAGGAATAGGTGCCGTCGGAAGCTGAAACGCTGTAATGCACGGTTTGCACAGCACCGTTGCTCAGCTGACGATCCATGGTGCCAACGGCCCAGGTGAACGTTGTGGTGGGTGTAGCCATCAGGAAAGTCCTTGCAGGTGAATTTTAACTGCTGATTAGCAAGCCATCAGTACACAAGGTACGCAATAACTGCCATCAGCGTAAGTAGTAGAAACCGTGGTGCTGGTTACCTTGGCGATGGTTTTGGAACGCACGATGTCATCATCCTGTGGTTTTGCCGTTCCATCACCAGCTGACATCAGCAGATCACCGCGTGCAACGGTTGTGCCCTGTGCAATGCGGATCACAAAGTCACCCGTCATCGCGCAGTAAAAGTCGTTGGTATAGGTGTCATCGTCATCGTCCCAGGCTTGAAACACACCAGACACGTTGACATCACCTTCGACGCTGCTCACCTGCATTCGGTTGAGCTGCTCGTTACCCTCCTCACCCCATTCGCACATTTCATCAAGGTTGCTCATTACAGAGCCACGCAAGATTTCAGTACGTTCTGCCCCGCCTGCAAGTTGTGACCAACGGGAAAGGTGACCGCCGTTGTAAGAAACAGTGGACCCATTTACAGAAATACTTCCTTCTTGAAGTCCTCCTTGGCGTAAATTGACAAGGTTGCCGTCATTTCCAATCCTATTAACAGCAACAGGCGTGCCACCGGATCTTGCAACTTGTACTTTGACGCCACCGCCTTTGTCGATAACAACGCCATCGTTGGTTGAATTGCCGTCAACTGCAGAATTGTCAAAATTCCCCATGGCGAGCCTAATGTCGCCACTGCGCGTAATTCTCATCCGCTCAGTCGGTGTAGTCCCCCCGTCCGCCGTCGTGCTGAACTCAATTCGTCCAGGCATGTCATTTAAACCAGGCGTGCTGTCTACTGCTGCGCTAATTCGCGCGGCATGGACAAAATCAGTACCATCATTTCCGTGAAAATCGATGACACCTAAGGTATCTCCAGACTGCACAACAGTGTTAGAACCGATGCTAGTTCCGCGACTTTTTGCGAAGTTTAAGTATGCGCCAAGGGCATCATTAGAGTTAGTAATTTGCGCTTGACCTGAAGCAAGATAGCTAGTTCCTTCAATTTGATGCTGCCATTTTTGGTTTGTGGTTTGGTAAAAACCTTCACGCGCAGAACTCGTCCCAATCAACAACCGCCCAGAGCTGTCGATTCGCATCCGCTCAGAAAGCGATCCATCCTTGCGAGTTTCAAACGCAAGGTCTGCTGTTCTATTCGCACTTACGCTGAAATCTTCTGTTGCTATACATTTAATTTGAGAACCTGTAACTTTATTTGATGGGCCAAGAGCAAGTCGGGCTTGTCCACTGGCACTGACGTCAGAGTTATAGACAAATAAAGTGGAACCTGAAGTATTGGCTACTTGTAAATTAGCGTCACTATAACTACTTTCTGTGCTTCCAACCAACAACCGCCCAGAGCTGTCGATACGCATCCGCTCGGTTACGCTGCTTGAATTGTCAGGTGTGGTTTTGAACGTCAAAGACGTTGGATTGTCACCTGCTGCGTGCGTCCCATCGGCTTGGCAAACAATTTCACCTAATGTTGTAAAAGTATTGCTAGTAGTATCGTTTCCTGCAAAACGAATTGCACCCAGCCCATTACCCTCTACAACACTTGTGTCATTTCTTCCAAGGACAAGACGTGCGCCGAGAGTATCTACGACGTGAACGACTGCTTCAGCGCTGGTGTCTAATGCACTAGTCGTACCAATCAACAACCGCCCAGTGTGGTCGATTCGTGCTCGCTCGCTGTTTCGTGTTTTAAAAACTATTGGCTGTGAAGACCCTGCACTATCTTGAGCACCAAGAACAAGAGGCTGGCTAGCTTTTACTTGTACTCTTGATTCGGTTGCTGTTTGCTCAATAATGAAAGGATTGTTTGTTCCAGCTTCGTTAATTCTTACTTGGCAATCAGTGCCTGAAGGCGTCTTTACTTCAAGAATTGAATTAGGCGAACTAGTTCCGATGCCCACATCCCCAGGAATACCCTTAAACAGGTTTGCCATCGTGATCTTTTTGTTCTTATCCGCCGCCGCAGCTTCGCTGACATCCACAATCGTCAGCAAGTCGCCCGTGGCCTGACCGCCAGCAGACATTGCAGACAGCTCTGTAATTTTGCGGTCGGCCATGGCTTACGTTTTGATGACGTACATCATTGCTATGTTACGCGGTCTGGCCTCACTGCCACCAGAGTTTTGGATACTGATCCCTG